ACCGTCAAACCCGGCAAGGCGTCCTACGACCTGGCCATCGATTCCGAGGACTGATCCATGAATACCAACAACACCTCTGCACTGCGCAAGCACATCACGTCGTTCTACGCCGACCACCTGCCGGAGCAGATCCGCTACCGGGACCGCGCCGGCCGGGAAGTGGTGATCGTGCCGACGCACACGGCCACGCTCGACGAACTGGCATTCGCCATTCAGATGGCATCCGAGGAGCAGTCCATCGCCAGCCGCCGCCGCTGCGCACTGGACGAGCTCTACATCAACGCCCGCAAGGCCGGCGCCCTCGGGGCCGATCGCCTCTCCGACATCGCCTGGAAGGAGTAACCATGAACACGCTCATCCCCTTTCAGTTCGCGACGCATGCCCTGCGCGTGCAGGTCGACGACGCCGGCCAGCCCTGGTTCAACGCCAATGACGTCTGCGCAGCCCTGGAACTGGCGAATCCGCGCGATGCGCTCGCCAAGCACGTCGATGCGGATGACGTCGCAAAACGCGACATCATCGACAGCCTGGGCCGGGTCCAACTGGCGAGCTTCGTCAACGAGTCGGGCCTGTACGCGCTGATCCTCGGCAGCACGAAGGATGCCGCGAAGCGGTTCAAGCGCTGGGTCACCAGCGAGGTCCTGCCCTCGATCCGCAAGACCGGCGCCTACTCCGGCACCCCGGTCGCCGCCTTGCCGGCACCGACCCAGGACCGCGTGTCCTCCCTGCTACTGATCGGTGACGCCGTGGCCAAGGTGCCGGGCGTGAAGGCCGGCATCGCCATGGCGGCCACGCTCACCTGCATCCAGGAGAACACCGGGCTGGTGATCGAGACGCTGCGCCGTGCGCTGCCGGCCGCCAACGAGCCAACCTGCTCGCACAACGCGACGCAGCTGGGCAAGTTGGCCGGGTCCTCGGCCAAGGCCACCAACCAGCGCCTCGCGCTTCTGGGCTTCCAGTTCCGCAACGAGCGCGACGAGTGGGAACTCACCGACGCCGGCAAGGCGTGGGCCGAGGCCATGCCGTTCTCGCGCAGCGGCCACAGCGGCTACCAGATCCTCTGGAATCCGGCGGTCGTTGAACAGCTGAAGGAGGTGGCGTGATGACACTTCCGATCATTACCGCTGACCAGCGCCTGCGCGAGAAGAAGGGCGTGAAGCTGGTGCTGCTCGGCAAGAGCGGCATCGGCAAGACCACGCAACTCAAGACGCTGCCGGAGGCATCGACGCTGTTCGTGGATCTCGAAGCCGGCGACCTCGCGGTCAGGGACTGGCGTGGCGACTGTGTGCGCCCGAGCACCTGGCCTGAGTTCCGTGACCTCGTGGTCTTTCTGGCTGGCCCCAATCCAGCGCTGCCGCCGGAAGCGCCGTATTCCGAAGCGCACTACCAGCACGTCTGCGAGCGCTACGGAGATCCGGCGCAGCTGGCCAAGTACGACTGCTATTTCGTCGACAGCATCACCGTGCTGGCGCGCCTGGCGCTGATCTGGTCCAAGGCCCAGCCGCAGGCCATGTCCGAGCGCACCGGCAAGCCTGACACCCGCGGCTCCTACGGCCTGCTTGGCACCGAGATGCTGGGCTCCCTGATGCATTTGCAGCACGCCCGGGGCAAGCACGTCGTGTTCGTCTCGATCCTCGACGAGCGCATGGACGACTTCAACAGGAAGGTGTTCGTGCCGCAGATCGAAGGCGCCAAGACCTCGGCCGAGCTGCCCGGCATCGTCGACGAGGTCGTGACGCTCGCTGAGATCAAGGCCGAGGACGGCTCGTCGTACCGCGCCTTCATCACCCAGACCATGAATCCCTATGGCTACCCGGCCAAGGACCGCTCCGGCCAGCTCGACCTGCTGGAGCCCCCCAATCTGCGCGCACTCATCGAGAAGTGCGCTGCCGCCACCCAACCCAAAAACAGCAAGGAGTAACCCATGTCCGCCTGGAATGATTTCAACGACGCCGAACAGCAACAGACCTTCGACCTGATCCCCAAGGGGACGGTGGCCAAGGTGCGCATGACCATCAAGCCCGGTGGCTATGACGACCCCAATCAGGGCTGGGGCGGTGGCTATGCCACGCAGAGCTTCGACACCGGATCGATCTACCTGTCGTGCGAGTTCGTGATCCTGGAAGGCGAGTTCGCCCGTCGCAAGATGTGGAGCAACGTCGGTCTGCACAGCGCGAAGGGCCCGGCCTGGGGGAACATGGGCCGCACCTTCGTGCGCGCCGCCCTCAACAGCGCCCGGAACATCCGTCCGCAGGACAACTCGCCGCAGGCGACCGCCGCACGGCGCATCTCCGGCTTCCACGAACTGGACGGGCTGGAGTTCGTCGCCCGCATCGACGTCGAGAAGGACGGTCGCGGCGATCTGCGCAACGTGGTGAAGATCGCCGTCGAGCCGGACCACCCGGACTACGCCCGCGCTACTGGCACTGCCGCGCGTCAGGCACAGGCCGCGTACACGCCAGCGTCCCCTGTGGCATCCCCGGCTACGGCACCGACTGCTGCGCCGCAGGCCCAGCGTCCCGCCGTACCGGGCAAACCGGCCTGGGCGCAGTAAGGGGGATGCGTGAAATGTTGGGTCTGCAAACGACAGGCTCGGGGCTACGGCCACACGGACAACCGTCGTGGCATCGGCAGCCCCGAGCGTTACCCGATCGACTGGGTCTTCTGTTCGCGCCGGTGTCAGGACGCGTTCCACGCGCTGTACGGCAACTGGGTGCGCGTGACGGACGGCAGCAAGGACATCAGGGAGGTCAAAGTGATCGATCCCTCTGATGTCGAACGCGCAGCGATGCGCAAGTGCCTCAAGTCCTTCGGTGAGGCGGCGGGTGAGATCGGCTTCGACAAGCCTCTGGGCAGCTACTCCGAAGCGGAGGCGCTCCTGGTCATCGACGCAATCGTCACCTGCTACACCGACGCGATGGTCGAGCACCACGAGGAGACCAAGTTCCCGCCCGTGCGGGGCTTGGCTCCCACGCCCGATCCCATGGCCAACCCGTTTGCCGATCTGGAGGACGACTTGCCCTGGGAAGAGCCGAAGGGGGCGAAGCCATGATCGACTTCAACTCCACTTCGAGTATCTCCGGCCAGATCACCGCGCTGGTAGACGCGGGCCTGCAGCAGACGCGTTCGGCGCAGTCGCCGCGTCAGTACCTCGGCGCATCGCGTCTGGGTGCGGCCTGCGAGCGCGCGCTGCAGTACGAGTTCGCCCAAGCGCCGGTCGATCCCGGCCGTGAAACCGAAGGTCGCATCTTGCGCATCTTCGAGCGTGGCCACGTGATGGAGGACTGCATGGTCACGTGGCTGCGGGCCGCCGGTTTCGACCTGCGCACCCGCAAGGCCAACGGCGATCAGTTTGGATTCGCCGCTGTCGATGGTCGGCTGCAGGGTCACATCGACGGCGTGATCGTCGGCGGCCCCGAGGGCTTCGCGTATCCGGCACTCTGGGAGAACAAGTGCCTGGGGTCGAAGTCCTGGCGCGAGTTGGAGAAGAACCGACTCGCAGCGGCCAAGCCGATCTACCACGCGCAGGTCGTGCTCTATCAGGCCTACCTGCAGTTGCATGAGCACCCGGCGATCTTCACGGCGATCAACGCCGACAGCATGGAGATCTACACCGAGCTGGTGCCATTTGATGCGGTCCTGGCGCAGCGCATGTCCGATCGCGGCTCGCTGGTGATCTCAGCGACCGAGGCCGGCGAACTGCTGGCGCGCGGCTTCCACGATCCCACGCATTTCGAGTGCCGCATGTGCGCGTGGCAGGACCGGTGCTGGAGGGCCGCAGCATGACGAACCCTACTGTGAACGACGTTCTGCGCGAACGTCTGGTCGATGCGCGTGAGGCGGCGCACTGCCTGAACCTGCAGATGTACCTGCTCACCCATCCCAAGGAGCGCATCCGTCTTCAGGTCCCGCACTACCGGGTGGGCAAGCTGGTGCGCTTCAAGCTGGGCGAGCTGCTGGTGTGGATGGAGTCCCTGCAGTCCTCATCCGAGACGGGCAGCCAGGAGGTCGTCGATGCTTGATTTCAACGACGACGTTGCCGACGCATCCATCGATCCCAGCGCACAGCGCGATGCCGTGCGCGGCGATCTGCTGGCGCGCCTGGAGTCGGTGCTCTTTACGCTGTTCCCGGCCGGCAAGAAACGCCGGGGCAAGTTCCTGATCGGCGACGTGCTGGGCAGCCCTGGCGACAGCCTCGAGGTCGTACTCGATGGCGAGAAGGCGGGGCTATGGACCGATCGTGCGACGGGCGATGGTGGGGACATCTTCGACCTGCTGGCAGCCTACCTCGGCGTGAACGTGACGCAGGATTTCCCGAGAGTCCTGCAGTACGCCGGTGACCTGGTCGGCCGCGCCCCGGCTACGCCGACCCGCAAGGTCAAGAAGGAGGCTCCGGTCGATGACCTCGGTCCGGCCACTGCCAAGTGGGACTACCTCGATGCCGCCGGACAGTTGATCGCGGTCGTCTATCGCTACGACCCGCCTGGACGGAAGAAGGAGTTCCGCCCTTGGGATGCCAAGCGCCGCAAGATGGCGCCGCCCGAACCCCGGCCCCTGTTCAATCAGCCCGGACTGGTGGCGGCCGAGACGGTGGTCCTGACCGAAGGTGAGAAGTGCGCGCAGGCCTTGATCGGTGCGGGCGTCGTGGCGACCACGGCCATGCACGGCGCCAACGCGCCAGTGGACAAGACCGACTGGACCCCGCTGCAGGGCAAGGCCGTCCTTGTCTGGCCCGACCGCGACAAGCCGGGCTGGGAGTACGCCATGTCGGCTGCGCAGGCGCTCCTGACGGTGGGCGCCGCGTCCTGTGACGTGTTGCTCCCACCCGACGACAAGCCGGACGGCTGGGACGCGGCGGATGCCATCAACGAAGGGTTCGACATCCAGGGGTTCATCGCCTGCGGCCCACGCATGTGCATCAAGCCGTTGAACACCGCGCGCTCGCAGGAAGCCACGGTCTGGGCGACGGACGATGCCTTGGCGCTGGCCTTCACCTCGCGCTATGCCGACGACTGGCGGTACTGCGCGGCGTGGGGCAAGTGGCTGGTGTGGACAGGCAGCCGCTGGCAGCCCGACGAGACCCTGCTGTCGCACCACCTGTTCCGCTCCATCTGCCGGGAGGCGGCGCTCAAGGTCGACTCGCACCGACTGGCGGCGAAGCTGCTGGCCAGCGGCACCGTGGGCGGCGTGGATCGGCTGGCGCGCTCCGACCGTCGTCACTCGTCAACGTCCGAGGAGTGGGACGCGGATCTCTTTGCGTTGAACACGCCGGGCGGGGTGGTCGATCTGCGCACCGGTCGGCTGCGTCTGCACGACCGCGCCGATCGGATGACGAAGTTGGCGACGGCCACACCGCGAGGGGACTGCCCGCGCTGGCGCTCGTTCCTCGACGACGTGACCGGGGGCGACCAGGACTTGCAGGCCTACCTGCAGCGCATGGTCGGCTACTGCCTGACCGGCGCCACCAGCGCGCACGCGCTGTTCTTCCTCTACGGCACGGGCGCCAACGGCAAGTCGGTGTTCGTGAACACGCTGGCCACGATCCTGGGGGACTACGCCACCAGCGCGCCGATGGACACGTTCATGGAGGCACGCGGCGATCGGCACCCGACCGACCTCGCCGGACTGCGCGGCGCGCGCTTCGTGGCATCGATCGAAACCGAACAGGGGCGGCGCTGGAACGAGTCCAAGGTCAAGGCCATCACCGGCGGCGACAAGGTGTCGGCGCGCTTCATGCGGCAGGACTTCTTCGAGTACTTCCCGCAGTTCAAGTTGGTGATCGCTGGCAACCACAAGCCATCGATCCGCAACGTGGACGAAGCCATGAAGCGCCGCCTCCACCTGATCCCGTTCACGGTGACGGTGCCGCCCGAGAAGCGCGACGGCCAACTCACGGAGCGCCTGCTGGCCGAACGGGACGGGATCCTGGCCTGGGCGATCGACGGCTGCCTCGCGTGGCAGCGCGACGGGCTGCAGCCGCCGCCGTGCGTGGTGTCTGCCACCGAGGAGTACTTCGAGGCCGAGGACGCACTGGGTCAGTGGATCGAGGAGCGTTGCCTGCTCTCCAAGAGCCACCGCGAGGGCGTGTCGGAGTTGTTCACCGACTGGCGTGAATGGGCAGAGCGGGCCGGCGAGTACGTCGGCTCTGTCAAGCGCTTCGCTGAACTCATGGCCACACGCAAGTTCGAGAAGTGCCGCTTGACCGGGGGTGCGCGGGCGCTGGCTGGCATCAGCCTGCGTCCGAAGCCTTACGGGGGCGGCTATCCCTATCGAGACGACTGATACGGGGTCGAGTGACGGATTTGACAGGTCTACTGATTAACCCCTTACGCGTGCGCGCACGCACACGATAGAGAGGTAACCGGCAAACCCGTCACATCCGTCACTCGCCCCAGAAATGGAGCAAGAGATGAATACGACGATCCTGGCCCTCGATCTGGGCACCCGCACCGGTTGGGCACTGCTGCACCTGGACGGAACGATCACGAGTGGCACCGAGCAGTTCAAGCCGCAGCGGTTCGAGGGCGGGGGCATGCGCTTCCTGCGCTTCAAGCGTTGGCTGGCCGAACTGCTCACGGCTTGCGACCACATCAACGCGGTGTACTTCGAGGAAGTCCGTCGGCACGCGGGCGTGGATGCTGCCCATGCCTACGGTGGCTTCCTGGGGCACCTCACGGCCTGGTGCGAGAACCACTGCATCCCGTACCAGGGGGTGCCCGTGGGGACGATCAAGAAGCACGCAACCGGCAAAGGCAACGCCGGCAAGGACGAGATGATCGCGTCGGTCACCCAACGTGGCCACCGTCCCGGTGACGACAACGAAGCCGATGCGCTCGCCATCCTGCATTGGGCGATCGAGACGCAGGAGGTGTGAGATGAAGATGCACACCCCCTCCTACCGTTGCCCCCTCGGACGCCTGCAGCCCGAGACCACCGACGTAGAGGCCGTCAAGCAGCAGGGCTGGCGCGAGCAGCACATCCTGGTGGTCAAGGAGTCCGACGACCGTCTGGACTTCGTCGAGCGCGAGTTCGTTCGCCGCATCGGCGAGCGCTTGTACGGAGTGGGAGGACGCCGCCGTGACTAGGACCGCCACCCTGTGGACCATCGAGGACGTCGCAGCACGCTTCGAGGATGCCGCGACCACCGGACGACGTCTGCCGCCCGTGCGCGTGCAAGGCTACTTCAACACCTGGCCACAGATTGTTCGCCAGCAGTGGGAACTCTTCTCGGCCGACGAGCCGGTCTACCGACCCTTCCCTCCAAGCCCCGAAGCGGTGGAGCAGATGCTGGAGACGATGCGCTGGGTGCTCTGGCTCGAGGTCGAGGAGCGGCACCTGATCTGGATGCGTGCCAAGCGATACGGCTGGCGCGACATCTCGACGCGGTTTGCCTGCGATCGAACGACGGCATGGCGGCGGTGGCAGCGCGCACTGCAGCTCGTGGCCGACAGGCTCAATGGGGTTGCTCGTTCGTCGTGAATTAGCGTGTTTTGGCGCGAGCAGTCGCGAGCCAGATGGTGTGCGATGGCATGAGCGACTTTTCCTCGTGCAACAAATCACCCCGGTTGCCCGTAGTATTCGAGCTATCTTCTGGACAGAGTTGACTTCGGGCAGGCCGACGCGATCGCGACGGGTCCTTCCTCCCGAAAGTGCAATGCGGGGGGCGCGAGCGCGGCATTCGCCTAGCGTCTGACTGCAAACC